TGTGTCTTTTGTACACGGTCGACACCGATAAGACCAATTAATTAAATATTACGAACTGTAGCAGAGTATAACTCAAAACTTGAAGCGAGCGTTGCCAACGAATCAACGGCCAAAACCACGTCAAGGTCCGGAACGTTGTGCCTATGCCTCACCGCGGCCTGCAACACCAGGGGCAGAGCCTGATCAACCAGCAACGAGCTTATCCTGTCCTGAAAAGACACAAACCTCTCAGGCAAAGTCCTTGGGTCAGCACCCCTTTCGCCCAAAAGCTCCACTATTTTCAGAACATCAGGCGCGAAAAGATAGCGGCCATTAACGGGCAATATGTAACCAGAACTAAAATACGGAACGCTATCCAAAATCAATTTAACTTCCAAATTAAACAAGCCCGACATTTTCTTTACACACAAATCCGGGGTTATCGTATCCTTCACCCACGCTACATTATCATCCCCTTTAAAAATCATAGCAATTATATTAGACCAACCTATGGACTCTCCCGCAGAAACAGCGTTGTACACCGAATTACCAAGCATGGTGTTTGGGGCACCAGACTTCATCTGGTAAGCCAAGACAAACGTGAGCCCCAGGTTCCTGCTGGAAACTCTACCCACAAACGAATCCGAAAAGATCTCCATAACGTTAGGATCCAAGCCCAAGTCAGTGTAGAGAAAAGATTCAATCATACGAGCCAACAAATTTTGGGATTTATCATACTTAGAGGAATCCAGCTCTATCGCTTTGACAGCCGATATGATAGGCCCTATCTTAGTCAACCAATCAGAAATATCCGAATCCGAGGCCCTGCCGGCACTAAAAACACCAGGCCGGAGTAGAGCTTCCAAGCGCTGAAATACAACCCTAAACAGGCTTGTGAAGAGGGCAGTGTCCTTCTTGGACAAGCTGACAATGACCTGGGGTTGCGAGAGTTCAAACTGAGCAGACGTGCTAAGCTTTGGCTTTATCCGCTGTTTAACAATAGTATCATAACGCTCGAGATTAAGTTCCACAAGCTCCTGAGGACACTCCGCCTCAAGTGCTGATCTGTAAGAACCACTCCTGGTAGCAAGCCAATCCATATAATCCATAACATTGAATGTGAGAGGGTCCTTTTGATAACCTTCCAAAATGGCCTTGTAACCAGGCACAAAGAAATTCTCTTTAAACCTATCCACAAGATATCTGGCGTAGGCAAGGCAATTATTTTGGATCTGCACATCGGGGGGATTAAAGTTACGCTTGGCAGACGCCATGATCGCGTCAAGCAACGGTGTTTTTGAAGTGGGCAGAGCGGCAGTGCGTATTGACATGTCGGCATGCAGGCGTTCTGGAGCCGCAACATCTTTATTCAACTCAATTTTCCCATAAAACTCTGTATTAATGTTGACATCCCTCACTCTACGCAATTCACCCGCGTTGGGTATCGCCGCAGTGGAATTACCAGGAAAGGCTTGATCATACACATGCTGGAGGGCGGACACTGGATCTTTAACCAAAGCATGCATGTAGTGGGGCCTCTTTATCTCCAACAGCGCGGCTTCCTCTTGGGCTGGTGTGGCTGGAAAGATGTTGGGTGCAGAAGTCTTTTCAGCGTTACCTAACATCTTAACAAAATAGTCGTC